TCCTTCAGATCCTTGAGCTCGGTTCAGAACGGTTTCAGCATATGCTTGAGGTAGTTTCCGGTACCAGCCTTTTCTGCGAGTGCCGACCAGAGCAAATGATTTTCCTTTTTCCAGAGTGAGTGCATCCGCCTGTTGCTTGAGTGCCTGCTCAGTCTCGGTTCTGGATTCCACCCGGTGATTTCGGTCTCTAGCCCAAGCCTCAGCAAGCAGGGGAATTGATACCCACACCTCGACTTGTTCCTCACCACCGAGCTTGTAAGACCCGTCCCAATCGGCTCCAGAAGTTGTTTTCAAGAAGACCGGGGTGTCGATCCCAGCAAAACGGCCGCCCTCTGGTCCAGAAGAAGGACTCTGAGCAAAGGCGTATATTCGTAGTGCCCAAGGCAGTACTTGAGTTGTCAGAGTATTATCTCGATCCAACCAGCCGAACCGTTCTTGTTCGTTCGCCCACTCCAACACACGTTCATAATGGTCTCCCGAGCCTCCGAAGGCATCACCGTGACCACAGAGATGGTCCAAAAGCCTAGCACCCGCCAAAAGTACTGCGAGTTTGTCGTTCTGTCTTCCAGAGCCTCTCTTCTTAGCTTCCTTTAGAGCACTCAGCACCCGGTCGGTTACTGACAAAGAGTCTTGCACAAACCAACCAGATAAAGCGGTTAGTCCCTGATCATCCTCTGGGAACTCGTTCAATAGGTCTAGAACGTCCTCCCACTGAGCCCAATCGCCCCTAGCGGATTTACGGCCTTTAGGACTTGGCACGTCCATCACCACTGATCTGTCCACTAGTGCTTTTTGTTGTCCCATACCAAGAGCTTCACCAGAGACAAAAATAGGTGCAACGACTTGAGTGTTTTTGATGCCGTTGCGGTCCATGTCCATCTTAGCGGCAACTCCATTAGAGGTCGACGCTCGCAATAGTTCACCATAAGGTTCCAGTGAATCGAGGTCATCGGCCCAGACTATACCATTATGGTTTGCAGAAGAATAATCTCGCAAAACTGGCCTAGTTGGTGCGATCTGACCCCGGGTGTTGCCGTTTAGCTGCACCATTAGGTCGAAGAACCCGTTTGTCTTACCAGACTCTGATACCGCTTCAATTCCGAAAAAAGGGAAGAGTGACGTGCGGGTTTGAATTTGCGGTTTAAGCAAGCACGCAGCCCACCAAGCCCCAAACACCGAGGTAACCGTTTCTTCCTGAAATGAGAGTACTTCTTTTAGGACCGCCTGTGCTTTGGCGTGACTACCAACAAAACCATAGTTGAACGGCGCGACATCTCGCTCTATCAGCTTAGGGTCAGCCACGATCCCTGATTGCTCTTTGATTCTGAACCCTTGAGAGGTAATTATCCCATCGTGGGTCACAAAAGACTTCAGATCCTCGTTCCAACCGAGAGTTGCGGCTATTTTTACCCGGGTCGGATTTTGAGAGTTGAGGTAGCGCATAATCCTAACTCCCAGACTGGTCCTTGGAATTGCGTTTATTGGAGGATCCGCGGTTAAGCCTCGAGAAGCAAACCAGCGTCTGGTTGCTCTATCGTCACCAAGGGTTTCGCCTGTAAGGGTAGTGTCAATTTGTTTTCCATTCCAAAAGAGCCTAACCCAGTACATCAAGCGGTCCAGTTCGTCCACCGCTACTCCAAGAGCCTCAATGTCGAAATCCGCAAACTGGGCCAAAGCGGGAACAGCCTCGTCGTTTTGCTTTATCATCACCTGACACTGTAAACTTTGGCCGTTTCCAACTAAATAGCCGTTGTCGAGCGTTGCGGCTCGTTCACTATGGTTAGCCAATTCCGAGTTCCAGATAGAGTTGAGTGTCTTCTCAACTTCCCAAGTCTCTAGTGGTTCAGGCAACATACTGTTCGCAGCGTGGACTAGTAATTCAAACGATTGACGGTCGGATCTGTGTAACTTAGCGTAATGCCCTGTTACTTTTGTAATCCAGTCGTTGCGGCCGCCCTGTGTTGGTGGGTCTCCCAATAGTTCTGCGAGCGCCGATGTTTTCGTTGACACAGACCTAGGGGAAGCTTCCAAGTTCGACGGCGTTTTAGCCTTTGGTTTGGCTTTACCCTTGAGTGGGATGCCTGCCTCTGCCCAGATCCTTTCGACTTCCTGATCAGTCAACGTGTGTTCTTCACCGTGATTAGCCACACTAACTGAGTAAGGCTGGCCAGTGGATTCATGACGTGTCGGAGGCATGACAATGTAGGAACCGCGTCCAACCTTGATGTCCAACCCTCTGCCTAGTGCGGCTGTTTTGGGTTGGATAGTGGACGCCAAAGACTCGGACTCTATGCGGTAAATCAAGTGTGAGTTGCCGTTACCTCGACCCGATATGTGGGTTCTGGTTGTCGGTAGGGCGTCCAGTCTGTGACCACCGTTTTGCAGGTCAATGTCGAAGGCAATCCGATTGTCACCTAAGTTCGCCGCGATCCCAGCGTTTGGGACCCGGGTCCACCAACCGATTATGCGGTCCGAGCTTGTTGTTCCATCCCAAGCTCCGTGTCCGTCTTGGCCACACTCGCCGCGGCAACTAACGCCGGAATCATGAGTTCGTGGTAAGAGTGGAGCTTTGGAACCGGGTCGAAGTGGAAAGACATTCCACCCTAGATCTGCTAATTCTAATGCGGCCAATAAGTTCTGGCCCGGGCTTGACTCTACTAGAGCCACTTGTTGTTCTGAAAGCTTCATCTTTTATTATCCTTTCAATTGGTGACGGACAACCCGAGAGGGGAAAGGATGAAAAACCTCTCGGGCTACCGCCTAGCACTACAGTGGGACGTTTCAGGTCAAGGAAGAAAGAGAAACCCTAAAACGTGCCTTCTTCTGTAGTTGACTTACCGGACTCCAGTTTCGAAGTGGGTAAGACATTCTTGATCCCGTTCACCAATTCACCCCGGCGCGGGCCGTTCTGAATAGTGCGGACTTCGATGTCAATGACGGCGCTTTCGCCGATCATCTCGTCAGTGTCTGAATCAGAGGTATACCCAAATGCCTCAAAGAAGGACTTGAGGCGAGCGGCTGATACCGCTTGGTACTTCTCCCACTTGTCTTCTCCATTTGTATAGGTCGCTGGCATCACACCAGCAACAGGCAAGTTCAAGTTGTACCATTGACGGCCGGATACTGAATTACCAGAGGCATCGGTAATGTTCTGAAATTCACCTGTCCAGCGAACGCCGCCGTGTGATCCGTCTACGACGTCCACCTTAGCAAGTTGAGCAAAGTAGCGGCCCACCTCTATAAGTGGGAAGTCCCCGGTGTTACCTTCTGATTTTTGTACGATGTCGGCCATTTGTGACGATAGTTTAGGCATTAGTATTCTCCTTCTTGGTTAGTTTGGACTGGATGGTGTCTTTTGCTTCTGTTAGCGATCCTGATGCATATGCTAGTATTCTGGGTACAGTGGGCTCCACCATAATCCGGGGCAGAACGCCTAGGCGATCCTTACCTCGGTACTTACCAGAAGACTTGGTTAGAGCGCGAAAAGGCTTACCCTCTTCTTCCTCTGCTGCTGAACAAGCCAGTACCAGATCTACATAGCCTAGTAAGTCAGACTGGACTCCGGGGGTTACCGCGGGTCCATACTGAACTTTGCCAGACTCTTCATCAACATCACGCCGTTCAAGGGCTGTCACAATGAAATGGGCAGGTAAGTCGCGGAATTTACGCAAAATATCCCTGAACATCTTACTCATTGTGCCGTAGTCAGACCGATCCGTGAAGAACTGGTCCACGCCATCAACGCTGATACCGCGACGAGATGCCTTTTCCATACGGTCCTGTGCTACGTGGTCCACCAAAGCTTGTACAACCTCGGTGGCAGAGTCAAAGACAATACCAGCCCAGCTCTTTGGGTCATCTGCTAGGTCCGCCTTGATCTGACGGTAGACCTCATCGAGTCCGCGATGTGTAATTGATTCACCTAGCGGCGGCCAAATCATAATGCGGTCGATATCTATGCCATGACGCTTGAGAGTGTTCCTTTTTAGTCCGCCCTCAGCGTTTACTACCAACACCTTGCCGTAACCAATATTAGTTAGACTCAGAGCGGTGGTTGTTTTGCCTGATCCCTCACGACCAAACAGCAGAATATTTAGATACTCTTCTGTCTCGTTTAGTGAGGCAAACAAGCTTGATGCTTTGGCTGGAGACTTTTTAGCAACTATGGGAGCTGCTACTGTCTGGGCCTCATCACTTGTGACTTTTGCCATGTGATTTCTTTCTGTATTCGGTTTCTGCTGGAGATCCCGTCCAGTCGGGTGTAGACTTGTCCGCGGCAGCAGTATGCAGTCCAGGAGAGGATATTACCGCGAACAAGCCAACTCTTTTCCTTTTTTCCGAGAGACCTTCCTTGCCTCTTGATAAAATTTTACCACGTGATTTGTCCATTTGTCAAGCAACTATACCAGATCTAGGAATTGCTTGGCGTTGAGGACTCGCATTTGTTGGTCAGTCTTTTCAGCTAACAACCGACGTTTACGTTCATCGACTGTTCTCGGAGTAACATATTCCTTGACTGTCACTGGGCGAGTTTGTCCCATTCGATGAATTCGGTACTTAGCCTGTTCGTTGCGACTGGGTTTGTAACTCATTTCTACAAAAATAGCCATGTCTGCTGCTGTGAGAGTGAGTCCTTCAGCTAACGTTTCAAGAGACCCAACTAGGACGTCAAGTTTGCCTGCCTTGAAATCAGCAATTGCCTGTGTTTTGGCTGAGGTTCCAATTCCACCATGGACAGCGGATGCGGTCAGTCCTAAAGAGGTGGCCACTCCTACACACGCTTCTACTGTTGTCCGATAATGGGCTAGCACTAGGGTTGGTCTAGATCTGGACTCCAAGTCGTACTTGAGTTGGTCAAACTTACCACCAGAAGGCACACCAGTCTTTGGATCTAACAACCAGTCCGAGGTTGTAAGCCGATCCAAAAGGACTTGTTTAGATCCGTTGGACCAAGCCACTAATTCTTCACCTGCACTTGTCTCAGTTACTAACTCATTTTTGAGCTCATTGTACATCTTTTTTTGGTTTTTGTTCATTTCGACACGAATGACTTGAGTAGTTAGCTCTGGTAAGTCGAGGCATTCATCACGGAGGCGTCTCAGAAACCTCGGACCCATATTCCGGGCAGTAAAGGTGTCGAAATGGCTACAAGGGTCGTGAGATGGCCTTCGGAGGCACAAGAGAGTACACTTCTTGAGTCCACCTATAACCGAAGCGTGTGTACTAAACGGAGAAGGACTAGTATCAAACCATTCATGTACCCAGCGCCAGTATGAGCCATAGAGTCCACCACCCCTAGCTTCACCGGGCCAGATCACTCGGAGCATAGTAAAAAGTTCATGCGCCCAATTGGGCATCGGGGTTCCAGTCATTTCCAACACGTGGTCAGAGTTTTTGGATAATTCCTCAACAGCCCAAGTCCATGAAGTCTTGCGACCCTTGGTATAATGGGCCTCGTCTACGACAATCGCGTCCCAGTGACCCCGATACTCGTCCCTGAGTCTTT